CCGCTTTGAGTGGTCTAAAAGGACCTCCACCTACAAGTGTAGGAAAAAGAAGCTACTTAGAGCTAGCTCCAAGGACCTAAGTTGCGCCAAACCGGCACAACGAAGGTCCCTATCGTATGTTCGACCTTATCACGGAGCGGCAATTCGTTGCCACTCTGGCCAGGGGCGCTAACCCCGGCAGTGATAAGACTACGACCAGAGAAGTGATACTTCACTGGAAGGGTTGCAATGACGTGAGTCACCCAACCTTCCCACCCGTTGGGAGCCGGTCTCGGGGAAGCCTCGTCGAAGTCGCGGATTAACGCGATGTCGCCGTAGCCATCCGAAATCGACAACCGTCGGAAACGGCGAGGAATCATGCTCACGGCAAAATCATAAGCTGGTTTCAATCGGAGGTCGAGGGATTTCCCCTCGCCCCAGACCGATGCCAGCCGCTTGATATTGTTCGCGATACGAATCCAAGCCAGTGGGTTGTCTGGAACCTCTTTGAGGTATACAGGTCGAACAAGGCTCCCACGAAGATAATCTTTACCGCAGGATTCCCGAAAGGGCCCTTGCTTAAAGGATTTCTCGTGGTTAACGGTGAATCCGCAAAAGGAAAGCACTTTAGTAACTTCATCATAAATCCCAGAAGGACAAATGATGTCGTCGCCATAAGCGCGAACCCAAAATGGATTGTAACCGTTTAGCTGAGCCACCGAAAGAGTCAGAGCATAAAAGATCATGCTCTCAAGCTCGAAGGTAAACCCGTTTCCCATACTCGAGAACATCTGGTAAGGAAAAGTTTTCCCGTCCAGAGTCCCGAATTGGGATCTGAGTCTATCAAGAGCCTCGAACCAATCGGGGGGAAGAAGCCCCATTACCAGGCGATAAGCCAAAGTATTGGAAGCACTCTTCAAATCGATTGTCGACAGCGTATCATCGATCGAACCGAGCCTAGCAAGCTCCTGGTTAGGAACTTGATCATCTAAATCTACCCCATTACGTTTCAGAATCCTTCTCAGGACCTGACCCATAGCGAGTTGGAAATAGATGTTGACGGTTGGTTCAACCGCGATCGAGCGATCTGTCGTCGAGTCTTTCGGAACGAACGTTATGCGATTACCTGTGGTGACATCCAACAGAGGGGTGACCCATGTTGGATACTCGACGTCAGCTAAGACGTCTGCCCAGGAGGGTAAATGGCTAATCAGCCATCGCCCCGTACGCATAAAAGCGGGAGTAACATCAGGCTTTGCTTGATATTTCTGACTCGCATGAAGTCTTAGGCCTTTGGCTGAAGACGTCACCCCTGGACCAAACCTCCCGTGCGGGAGGAGATCCGACCAACGAAATACTCCAAGCCACTCTGAGATTAAATATGCAGCCCGTACAACGTACGGCTGGATACCCAGGGGATCAATACCCTGTTCAAAGAAGCTACGGAGTCTAACGTTGGTGTCCCGATTTTGCTGTTCGCATCGCCAGAACTCCTGAACCGCGGCCTGTCGTGGGTTACCCCACTTGAAGCCGGGATACTTTTTCAAGTAATCCATACGGAGGCGTTCTAGACGATACTTCTGCAAATCGGTCAGGTCTAGCACCCGCTTCGCCAGCGGGCCATGAAAGATCTCAGTTGAGATCTCTAATGTACTGCTCAATTGAGCAATTGCTAGATCGACTTGGTCCCTGGACAGACGAGGAAGGAATAGTACCCCCCTCTTTGCGTGCTTGGCGCGCATCTGCGTAACTCCCATTGCTAAAGTGAAAATCAAATCCGCAAGTATGGAGGCCCATAAGGGTTATGGCCACCGATACTACTCCCGCGGCAGGTCGGAAGGACCGATTTTGAAACCGGAAAGCCAATCCGCTAGGGTTGGTTTCCCGGCCAAAGCCGGTTTGTCTTCCAATACCTCCACGGGGGCGGTCTCGATCAAGGCCATTCCCCATTTAGTACTCCATTCAAGGTATTGAAGATCGCTATGAGCAATTGCAAACTTCAGGTGGAGTCGGTCAGACTGGAACTCTCCTGACAATCCGGATTTCTCCAGATCGTCAGTCAGGCTCTGGTACGACCTAACCGCCCCTCGACTGAATCCGTAAAGGATCCATTCCGCCACGGAAATCTCTGACAAGCAGAGACTCTGAACGGTATCATCACCCATGAAGTCTTTCCAATTCTGAGGGGTCCAACCGGATTCTTTACAGAATTCCTGAAGGCTCACAGTATTGTAATCGACAACAGGGTAGTGACCGAGGAGATCCTCTTGCTTACCAGTCTCAGCATTAAGCCGAGTCAGCGTAAACATCGCTACTGGGTATTCGATGCTAAACATTGAAATTTCCTTAAGTGGTGGGTTCGAGATCTTGCACGGCCGACGTGATGACGGCGTTTGCAAGGAAGTTCCGATGAATCGCCAGCATATCTTTCCGAGCTTGAAGAGACGAGCGTTCCGGAATGGAAAACTCGGTCTTCGTGATCGGATTGTAGCTGACGGTCGGAGCGGGAGCAATGCCAGAGACGGTCGAGTTGCTGACTGTTTCCAGAACAGGCACTTCCGACTTGGCGACTACCACGTAGTTCTTCCGCTGCTTATTCGGTTCCTTAAACGAGAGAGAAACTCGCCAGAAACCGACTGCCGCAGCTTGAGAACGGTCGACCCAGGCCGCCAGAATACCGGCGATCGAGTCAGACCATCCCGCACCATTCGTGTAGAAGGTGTGGGCAACGGGGGTAGCTTGACCATCGTTGATGGTCAGATTGGCTTGAGAGCCCATTAACACTCCTGAGGAGTTGGTAAGTTACCGAGTTACGACATGTAACACGGGGCGCTATTTAACCTTGCGGGAAAATAGCTGAGAAAGCAGGCTAATGCCTGATAAAACTTTCTCAACGCCCAAGTTGGGCTTAAACGAGGGAAACTTCTGATACGGCCAGCTAGTAAGTATCGTTCGTTGCTTGTACTCATGGGTAAACCTCTTATCGAGGCCTGCCATGAGATCTATGCTTCCGAACGACAGCCCACGCACTGGTGACGTACGTGAAGTCCCTCGAAAGGTAAAACGGACTGACTCTGAGCCTCTCCGGAAACTCAACCCTGTCGCATACGTCAATTGCTGGAGATAATTCCCAACGGGAATGAACCAGTCAATGACGAAGCTATAGGGGAGAAGTTCCCAGGCGAGATTCAAAGGGTTCGTAATACCTGTGGACGCCAACGCTTGTAATACGTCGTTGTCCTCGACAGCCTCGATAACGAAACGCCAACGCTCTATACTCTGACCGGTCATCCTGTCCTCCCATGTAGGAGTCCAAAAATCATCGGTAGCGTATGAGCCGGATGCCATTAGGACGTTGTCCCAATCCACCCCGCGCTTCGAAGTAGCCACGAACACAGTTGGGCGTTGTAATTCATAGGTGTCCGCCAATTTCTCAGCGGCCCCATAAATATCGCTCAACAGTGGCTTCCACCCATACGCATACTCTAACCAATAATTGGAAAGATTATCCGTAACGGGTCGGAGCTTCGATAATCGCTTATACTTTCGTTTTGCAACGATAGGATCGCGACACCAAAGGCCCGCTCTCCGGGCGGCTAAGGCAAACCGCCCATGCTTTACGTCGAGGGCAAGCTGCGTAAGATTATTAACATATTTGTTAATAAGTCCTGCAGTCTGCTTTCTCTCGGCATAAGCCTGGGCTAAGTTCACCTTGGCGCCAGAGATGGCATTCTGGAGACGAGATAAGGCGACGGCTCTCGCCTCGCCAAAATTGGGATGGGCAAATAGCCAATTTTCATTGAGATATTTGCCGCCGGGATACGCAGAGATTGTTCCCTGACAGTACCCCTCCCAATAATGTGGTTGTCCCGTGTGATCCAAGTATCCATGACGGCCGTAGTCCAGTTGACAAACCGCACGATTGTAGGTGAAAGGTTTCCATTCGGCAACCTCGCGCCTCTCTCGGCGGGACAGTTTTCTGAACCCGGGCGTATTGATACTAGAATATGCGGAATTATAGACCACATTCTTCTTCTGCCCCCCTATAACAGTTACATTGCTGTAATTGTAGTAGGTAGCAGTGCCCGTGAAATCATTCCCTTGTTCAGGGGGTTTGATCATCGGGGGTCTCCAAAATAGAAACTGAGCTGTCCCGGGGGTTTAT